TTCTTAATCAAAGCGCGGAAACAAGCGTCAGTGAATACGTCAGCGGATACTACCTGGTCAACAGCATAAGCAGTCAAGCCGGTAGAGGTATCGCAGTAATAACTATTATTATGAACCCACTGAGCGCCAGTACAAGTTCCTGATACCGGAGTAGTCAGGTCAAGAGTACCGTTGCCAAACGCAGTACCCACTCGGAACAGATCGTTGTCAATCTGACGAGCCAGTGCGTAGCCTGCATCTTCTGTGTAGAACTGACGCAGAGATGACAGAGCCTGAACAGCCACAATATCCTCAATCAAACGAGAGTATTCAAAGTGACGGTTGATTGTCAGAGTGGTTTCAGTTTCAAGGTTCGCTTGAATTGTAACCGCTGTTGCTTCTGCCTTAGCATTAGCAGAGCCACGAACCGGCTTGGGCAGATGAAGGACATCGCCTTTCTTGCCTCTAAAGTTATATTTCTTAACCAGAGGAGCCATCTTGAGAGACTTCTGATAGGCAGCAATCACCTCATCAGACCAAATCTCCGGGATGAACTTATCTGCTGCTGTTTTATCTACTACTGCGTTTGCGGTAAAAAACGCACCTGAGGTTTCGCCTGCCATGATGTGTAGCCTCTATTTAACGAACCCTACCTTCAGCGTAAGCCTGTCTTATTTCAGGCTCCATAGCGTGGTAGCGTTCTGGATTGGTTTGCATGAGTTCAATAATGTCCCGTCTACGGTAGAAAGTCTTGCCTTTCGGCTCAGAACTTCCTTTAGATGACCCCGTTGATGCTTTCTTCAAAGTCTCCTTTCGAGAAGCCTTCTCTGCATCTAGCAAGCTTGAGGACGCGCTCTTAGCTGATTTCCACTGGGAGAACAACTCATCTGCTGCATCAGCATCAAACTGACTATCTGCTCTAGAATACAACTCTTTACGCCACTTACTTGCTTGAATCCACTCTGCAAATGCAGGGTCTCCAGCAATCTCAGCAGCATCAGGATGCTTTGACATCAACGCACTCTTTGCCTGCTCTCCCTGCATCCTAGCGTTAAACTCTTGCGCCTGTTTAATGGCAGGGTGGGAGTTAATGCGCTTATCAACAGCTTTATCAGGGTCAGAGAAGAAGTCAACTTCCTCCACGGGTTCAATCTTTTTTTCATCTGATCGTGAGAGAATGAATTTATCTACAACTTTGCGTAACTCACCTACCTCTGACCCTTGCTGACCAATGCGGGACTCTGCTTCTTGGTGCATCTTTACTAGGTCTTGAATAGACTTATTACGGTACTTGTTGGGAACTTCCGATTCTCTCTCTGCTTCTTCGGCCATAACTTCTTGGTCGCCAGATTCATCGAGTACGGAGAAATCATCTTCATTTTGTTCTACACTATCAATTAGTTGTGCCATCATTAAGCCTCATAAGACCAATCTAGCTACCCGCTTCACTGTTTCGCTACAGTCAAACGGACTAATCTTGGTTTGCCTTAAGTTCTCTTGCGATCTGCTTCTCCCTTGAGTTTAACCACTTCATCGTAGCACCTGGGAAGTGCCCAGATGTAGGGTCTAGATATACTCGTGGAGCACAGATCATACGGCTACCAATCTCATCGCACTGAGGGCAATAACAATCTTCACTACCTCTGACAAAGCACTCAAATACATGAGTGTTTTTACATTGATAATCAAAGACTCTCATTGCTTGCCTCTTTTTTGCTATGGTCTATGGTAGATTCTAGGTTAAGGATAAAAGATAGACTGTTTAACTGTCCTTTGCGAAAGAACAGGTCATTCACATCTTTTGCTGCCTCAACAGAATTTATGTTGTAAGCGTTCTCTTCAAGCTCACTTATCAATAATTTCCAGCCATCGGATGCAAACAGATCATCCATAGCGTCAAAGTATTCTTGGTCTGTCATTTTAGTCTCGACCATTCCTTTTAAGGGTTTCACGCTTAGGCGCTTCTTGCGCCTTCTCTAGTTGCGCGATTCTTTCCTCAAGGTTCTTCATTATAGCATTTACTTGTGACACTACATCTTGCAAGTTTTGCGGAGTTACCATTACGCTAACTCCTTGGCGATAGACAGATTGACCTTCTTCTCATTCATTACTCGGTCTGCAACCTTGAGTCGTCTTTCAAACTCTTTGTCATCAGCAGTGCCTACTGCTAGGTTACTTGTAACAGCCCTAATCTGAGCCGTCTCAAGCTCTACGGGGATAGCTTTGATCTCAGCCAGCATCTTGAGTGCGCGAGCTTCTGACTCCTTAGCCTGACCATTAAGAGCATTTGTCTGAGACTGCTGGAAGTCTGACTGAAGTTTCAGTGCTTCCTGTTGAGCTTGTTGCTGGGCTTGCTGTTGTTCTGGAGATACCTGTCCAGCTTCCCTGAGCATCTTAATTAGCTGTTCTCGGTTAGACAGGTTCATGCTATCAATAGCAGCTTCAATTAAAGCCCCATAAGCAGGAGAGGTCTGTGGCATACTTTGGAGTAATTGGACTAGTTGAGTAACCTCGTACTCTCTGGCAATAATCCCTAGAGAGGAGGTAATGCTAAACTTATAGTCAGCTACAGGGTAAAGCTCTGGCTCAAACTGCATATAACGCCAAGCGATCTTCTCAATCATAGGGATTAAGAATGACTCTTGGAAGTTAATCAGGGTTCGTTTATGTCTCTTGATGATTGCGCCCAGAGACATAGAAATACCAGCAGCAGTAGCCTCTCCGTTGATAGAACCTGAAATACCGGCTGAATCAATAGCGCCTGTAGCTGTCTGAACCATTCTTTGAAGCTCGCCAGCTTGAGCAAAGGTAATCTGAGATACCTGTCCAAAGCTAAAGGGCTGGAGAATCTCTGATGGGTTACCATTAGTCATGATGATCTTGCCAGGTCTTACTTCAGGCTTAGAGCCTCTTGGCATTCTGGTAGCGTCCATTGCCATCATAGGATGGATCGTGAGGGCAAGGGCATCTATCCTAGCTCTAAGCTCTGCATCCAATGCCTTCTGTGAGTTGTAGCCCTTCTCACATACCCCTCGACCCCAGAACCTGCCTGGAACTATGTCCCAAGGAAAGGCTATTACAGGGCGATCATTCATCATGTAGGGATTGCGTTCTGCCTTAACAATAGTACTGCCGTTAATGATAACGACAATAGCCTCGACGTAGAAAGAATCCTCTTCCTCGTCAAGGTCTTTGTATTCTTCAGAGTCTTCAAGTAATGATCTAGGAACCAGACCAATGTATTTAGTCCGACGAACCTTGTGGTCAGGCTGGTCTATTAACTCGTGATCTACATCCAAGGCTAGGTCTGGGTAGGTGACGTTAAAAGGCTCGTCTCGGTATACCCCGGACTTTTGGAGTAGTTCAATCTCGTGAGGGGAGCAGTATTCGTCAATGCAAATACCACTAGAGTCATCCACAGATGTAGCAAGAGGGTCAACCAGAAAGTTCTGCGGAAGGATTGGCCTTAACTTACAGACAGTCCTATCTGCAATGGTCACTCCAACAGCTTGTAATTGACCGCCCATCATGTCCTGCTTGGCAGGCTTCCTTTCCTTTTCTTGGGAGATAACTATCTCAGCCATGCCTGTACCAAAGACTGCTGAGTTAATTAAACACTCAGCCACAGCTTTTCTGACCTTGTTTCTTTGAAGGTCTCTGTATAGTTGGTCTCTTAAATACTCAACATCAGCAGAATCTGGGTCTTGTAGGTCATCTCGCATATCAAAGAAGCGCCCTCTTCCAAAGGTTGCCTCTTCAATCTCTGCTACAGATGACTCGACTGCTTGTTGAAGGGCAGGGGAGATGATCTTGGAGCGTTCAGACTCACGGGTCTTATCCTCGTCAGCGTAAATGCCACGCCACAGACGGTTGTACTCGTCAAATCGGTCTTCGTAATTGTTTTCAAAGTGATCGCGCCATAGCCGACACTTGTCCATAATCCACCCATCAAGGGTTTCAATCTGGGACATTGTTTCTTCGTTTGAATCAAGCATATTAATATCCAGAAACAGAGTCTAGCGCGATGAAATCATCTTCTTCGTAGTCTGACGAGTAAGATACTTTTGCTAATTGGTCAATATATGCCAGTGCGTCAATCATGTCATCGTGAGTAAGCAGGTCTGGGAACTGGAAAAGCTCATCCATGAACTGAGTATTCCATTCGGCCTTATTAAGAGTCACCATGCCATTTTCAAAGCGCCCTTGTAGCGCCCACATGACCCGATCTGTCTTCTTTTTATTGCCGTGAGTTAGTTCTTCTACCCTAAAGAACCTGCCAGTCTTCTTCATTAGGTCTGTTAATGGGGACATTACCGCTTGTCTGGCAATTCCCCTCTCAATACCTACGGAAATTGGCTCGTAATCACGCACAATTTGGAATATCTTGGTAGCGGTCTCATCTAAAGTCCATCTTCCGACTATTATATCCTTAACCCACCACCCATCAGGGCCGACTTTTACCACAGCTATGGCTGTATTGTCCAGCCTCTTGGATTTAGTCTTCTTGCCAACCTCTTCAAAGCCTGCTAAGTCTATGGCAACGTGGTAGTCACCCTGTGGTTCATCCTCTGAGAACTTAACCCAGGTCTCCTTGAACATCTCGGAGCCTCTAGCCTCAAAGGAAGCCATGAATTCCTGCCTAAAAGCATAGGAACTCATAGACTTCTTGGCTTTATCAATCTCTTCCTTCTCTAGGATAGGGTTGTCATAGCTGGTGTAATGCCATGCCTTATAGTCTGAATCTATTCCTAGCTCGGCTGATCTGTAAAGTTCATAAAAGTGATTTCTACCCATTGGAGTGCCTATAAACAAAGCACTGCCTTTAAGGTCTGCTAGAGCTGGACGCAGGATAAGCTCCCAAACGTCAGGCTTCATGTCAGCGTATTCGTCTAGAACTAGATACTTGAGGCTTACACCCCGCATTGTCTCTGGTCTGTCCGCGCCTTTTAACGAGATCATAATCCCGTTGACTAGCTTGATCTGTAGATTGTTAATGTGGGAACTCTCGATAAGCCCTTGGCCTAACTCAAGAAGGGTATTCCACATAATGTCTCTTGCCTGCCCCTGTGTAGGGGCAACGTAGAATATGTTTCCACGGTCTGTCTGTAGGGCGTTAACCAATAGAAGATAGGCTGCTAGTCTGGATTTGCCAGTACGCCTACCGGCTGCAACAACTTTAAATCTCGTGGGGTCATTCCAGACATCTTGCTGCCATTGCAGTAGCGATATATCCAAATCCATTAGGAATACTCGTGGGAGAGGTTAGTCAGAGTCTTCTTCAGGGTCTTCTTCAGAGTCTTGATCATATACTTCGCCTACCTGCTTTATTGAAGTACCGCCTGCGGTAGTAACATTTATATTAATCATTGGTCTATCGCCTAGCTTGTTCTTATCGTAATGACTCATAGGAGCCATCCTGTCCATGATGATCTTCCAAGCCGCAGCCTGGTTCTTGTTTTCATCATCACAAGCAGCTTTGACTATAGAATCTATGACTCTATCTATTCTGTTTGCATCAAGAAGCCTTTCTTCCAGCTTCTTAATGGCGGTACGCATACCCTTTGGCCGACCGACAGCCAGCTTCTTCTGATCTTCCCACTGTTCACGGGTCATCAGACGGTCTTCTTTCCTGGGCCTTCCCCTGCCCCGCTTAACCTCCAGATTAGTACCCGGAGTAGGTAGTTCCTTTTGAGCTTCCATTAGCTTTTTTCTTCTTGCCTTTTGATTTAGTTGATTTAGCTTTCGTAGT